CCTGTTGAACCAGTTATAAGATTTTGAATTTCTGTATTAACTCCTATAAGTTCCATTTCAATTTCTCTACCAACTCTAGCAAACTCACCACCTTTCATCGTAAGCTCACCAATATTAGAAGCAGCTTCTCTAGATAATGCACCCATTCTTACTAATGCTCTTGGCATATCATTTCCAACTGCATCAACCATATCTGAAAATACTTCTTTTACATCTCTACCAGTTCTTCTAGCAACTGCCATTGATGCATTCATTAAAGTATTAAGTTTGGTAGGATCTAAAAAGTTTTGAGCTGTAAATCCTTTAATTGCCTGTTGCATCAATATACTATCATCAATAGAATTTTTACTTAATCTTTTTAAATCAGCTATAATTTGATTTGAATCTTCTCCAATTGACATTGCAGCATTATTAAAAGCTGTTTGAATTTTTAATTCTGTTTCTCCTTCTTTTCCAAGTCTTGCTACAGCATATACAAATCCAGTTACAGCAGCAGTAGCAGCTAGTATAGCTTTAGTATAAGATTCCATTTTACTTGCTGCAATATCAAATTTACTTCCAGAACCACTACCTTTATTTCCAGCATCTTCAACTTTATTTCCTGTGTTAGTAGCTTCATTTCCAACATTTTTTAAACTCGCAATAAAAGCATCTACTTCTTCTGGTTTCATATACATTATCTTATCTGCTTGAATAGCTGAAAATCTCTTAAGTACACTATCTGTTTGTTTTCCTACATTTAAAATATCTTGATCTACTTTTTTGAAATTAAAACTACTAAATAGTGTTGATCCTAGAGCAGCTATTGCAACCATAGCTTTATCAAAGAAAGATAATTCACTTCTAGCTGCTTTTATTTCAGCTGCTGTAGTGGAGAATGCTTTACTAGATGATCTTTCCATTGTTGCAAATCCAGTAGCTGCCGCTGTAGCTGCCATACCAACATCTGATAAAGTTGTTTTAGTATTCTTTGCTTCATTATTTATATTTTGAAATGTTTGATAAGAGGGAGATTTATTCAAACTATTCATAGCAGAAGAAAATGAAGTAACACCAGTAGTAGCTTTATCATATGCATCTTTAGCATTAGAACCCATATTACTAATTGATGTTTTAGTTGAATCAAACGATTTACCTGTATCTTTAACTGTAGTCTGTAATGATTTAAAATTATCTTCTATATCTTTAACCGAACTACGGGTAGTTGATTTAAGATTATTTAAAGAAGTCTTAATTTGAGAATCATCCAAAGAAACTTCTACATAAAAACTTCCTATCGTTTCTGCCATTTGTGTAGATCCTTTTCCTTAATTTTAGTTGGCATTGATTTAACTCTTTCCATTTCTTTTTCAAATTCACTCAAACCATTTTTCTTAGATTGCTTGTAACTTTGTATTTCTCTAAACATAGAAACTACAATTTCAAAACATTCTTTTTTATTATCTATTTCATAATAGTTCATAACTAGATCTAAAGAAGGAAACCATATATCTACAACATTATCAAATCCAACTATAACTTGATTTATACACCATAGATAAATATTACTATATTGTATTTCTTTATCAGTTGATAATATACCTGGACATTTTGATTCGCAAGGTGGATCACTTTTAAGAACTTCTATATAATAGAATCTACATTCCTCACAAGAGGATAAGTTTGAGTACTCTCCAACTCTACTAATCCACCTTGCGAATCTCTTTAGTTTTTTTCCAGTTCTTCTCTTTCAGATTTATCTGCTTCTGTTAGTTCTCTAATAAACTCATTAACTTTCTTTTCAAAGTTTGGTGCTTTATTCATAAGAAGAATCTTATTTTCTCTAGTACAAGGAATTGGAACTCCATTTGAATCTACAATTCCTGTCCAATCTACAATAACATAATCAATATATTCATCTGTAAATTTATCATCTGGATCATCATATACAAATGTTGGTTGCCCAAACTTGTTGAATGATGCTTTTCTTTTGGATGTTTTCTTTATAATCTTTTTAGTAACCTCTGTACTCATTAATCTTAAAGTAATACTAGCACCTTTATCATCCAATGGAAATACTGTCGTTGGATTGAGATTCTCTAAATCTACCGTAATCATACAATTCTCCTTTCACTTATTAGCTATCCCATCTCATTGCACCAGTTGCCTGGAATGTAAATGAGACTGAGGGAACATCTGCTGAACTAGCTGCTGGAGTATATCCAGTAACTAAAACACCGGAATCAGGATTTGTAACTAGATCTGGAGTAAGGAAATTAGTTTCATCCTTCCAGAACTTGATTCCTGTGATTTTTGTCGCATCATACAGAGCACTAAGTAATACTGCCTGACCAGTAACATCTCCTGGATCTAGATAACCATTAATTGTAAATGTTCCATAGTTTAGTAATCCAACAAGGAACTCTTTCTCATCCTGACCAAATTCAGTAATTTCAGTCAGGTCTCTGGTAATTCCACCAGAAGTCCATTCTCTAATATGAAGAATAAGAACATCTGTGGTACCATCAGTTAAAGTTACTTTTCCTTTACGACCATGAATAAGATCTGACATTTGCATTAACCTCCAAAAATTAAGATTTTTTACATTATCTACTTAGTTCTTTTCCAAGAACACTAAATAATCTACATTATAGACCCAGTCATTAGTATCTGGATCTTTAAATGTTCTTGCCAATACTCTTTTCATATAAACACATGAATAACCATCTAATGTAAGACTACACCAGTCATATAAATCTTTTAGATGAATATACATAGTTTCAACTTCTGAAGAAGATGCTTTATTTGAAAACAAATCAAATTGAACTCTTACTTGTTCATATTGTGTTTCAAATCCTTCTTCTGGAATTGTAGTAATAAATTTATAAACCATATATGGATAAGCAGTCTTTGGTGGTGCTTCTTGTCTATAAAATCTACCATTAACATCAATATAGATTTCATTGGTAGAGTCATTAAACTTATTATAGAGAGCAGTAGCAAGTTCTTTCACTATTTAAGTTCTCCCTTTAATTTGTTTATAACCATTTGAAATGCTGGTCTTAAAAATGGTTTTGCTCTCATATATCTTGTGCCAAATTCTAAGTATGGTCCATAATTTACGTCCGTACCTACTTTAACCTTTATATTTTGTTCTGATTCTTCAACAGTTGTTGTAATGCTTGCTCTAAGTCTACCAGTATCAACTGGACACATAATCTTAGCTTCTCTTTCTATTTCATAACCAGCACGTATTACTTTTAATCTTTCTAGCTTCTTTAAATTATCAATAGCATTATTATTCCAAGACTCTTTCATTAGGATAATTCCTTCAAATCTATTTGAAGAATTTGATTTTTATTTGCTGGATTTCCTACATAAAGTATATCAAATGTCCTAGAATTTAGAGTAAATCTATCTTTTTCTTGTGGAATTAGTGTTCCATTTGGATAATCTATATAGAATCTATGTGTTGATCTAACTGTGGTTTTATCTGATAGAACTATTTCATTTCCTGATATATTAGATAATTGACCAATAAAATATCCTCTATTTACCCATGTTTCTTCAAATCCACCCATACCATCTTCTGTGGTAGTGTATCTTTGAAGTCTAAGAGTTGTTTTATGTCCTACCATTACATTTTTATCCTTTTATATAGATCTAATGAATCCATTATGTATTTTGGATATATCATTTGTTTGTCGTAAGTAACAGATAGATCACCAAGACTATAGCTAGATACATTCTCAATATTTTCCTTATTGTTCATATAGTTATATTTTATAATATTCTTTATTGCTAGTTTAAGATCTTCTGGAACATTATCAGTTACATATCCAGCTGTATAACTTACTAAAAGAGAATTAAATCCATTATAAAGTCTTGGAATTCTAACATTTAAAATACCATTTTGTTTATATTGAAAATCAGTTATATCTGAATATGTAGTTGAATCTGTATATAGTTTAATTGAAGTAATACTAGTAACTGGATAATTCTTTAGATATATTTTTGAATATGTTGTACTACTTACATAAGTACTCCAATCTTTACTATAAGCTAATCCACCACTACACTCTGGTACATCATAATATTCATTATATTCACTTTCCTCAAATGTTCTACCTGTATAGGTTTTAACAAATGATTCAACTGAATCTAAGCA